GAAGAACCAGCCGAACAGCGGCTGGCTGATCGGCAAGGACGCCGGCAACAAGAAACGCTGGCTCGAAGACCACGCCGGCGAGGACGGCATCGTGATCGACAAGAGCCTCTTCGGTGGCTACGTCGAGAAGATCGAGCCGGCCCCCATGCCGCAATTGGAGCATCTGACCCAGCTCGGCCGCGAAGAGATCCGGGAGGTTTCCAACATCCGGACCGAGAGCCCTCAGCACGAGGCGCAGCAGATGAGCGGTCGAGCGATCCTGGCGAAGCAGCAGGCGGCGCTGACCGGGGTCTCGCCCGTCATGGCGAACTTCGACTACTCCCTCGCCATCTTCGGCAAGCTCGCCGCCGCGGTGATCCGGGCGAATCCAGTCTATTCCGACTCCGAAATCAAAGAGATCATCGAGGAGAAGGCCCTGATCGACCCGAAGCTGCTCCAGGAATGCCGAGAGGCGGTCGCGACCGCGCTCGGGATCGTCCTGCCGCCGCCGCCCCAACCCCCGAACATGCTGGCGGTGATGGGCCTGCGGCCGGGGCAACTCGCGCCCATCAAAGACCAATTCGACCGGCACATGGCGACGTATCAGCGCCTGATCCAGCAGATCGACCAGCACGCGAGGCCGATGGCCATTCAAGCCCTGATCGACGCTCTGCGCGACCCGCGACGCGGGCGCTACAACTGCCGCGTGGCCCTGAGCCCCGAGTCGCTCACCAGTCGGACGCGGGAGCTGATGGAGCTGATGGAGGTCAACGAAATCCTCCTCGCCAGCAAATACCAGCCGCTGCCGGAAAAGGTCATCCTGGAGGCCACCGACCTGCCGCACAAGGACGAGATTCTGGCCGCAAGGGGGTACGCATAATGGAACTGACAGAGAGTGCAGAACTGAAAGAGAAGTGCTTTGCCGGACGCACGGCGATCGAGCAGTGCAAAGAGCAGATCGACGCCCTGCGCAAGAGTTGCGAGGGGCAAGTCTTCCCGGACGAAGCCGTCCCGAACATCATCCTGGCCTATCGCCACCTGGAAGATGCGAGGATGCGACTGGGCAAGGCGATCCAAGCTCTTGACGGCGGAACCAGTTGCTATCCAAGGTGAGCTATGCCCTGGGCACCGAGTGACGCGAAACGACACACAAGCAAGGCGGATACGTCCGAACTCCAAGAGGAGTGGGCGTCCATCGCGAACGGGGTCCTGAAGGATAGCGGCGACGAGGGCAAGGCCATCCGAATCGCCAACGCGCATGTGGCCAAGAGGCACGGGTCCGGGAAGAAAGGCAAGTGACATGGCACTGACGGCGATCACGCATCCCACGAGTCCGTATACGAGCGACTTCATCGAGAGGATGAGCAACGTGGGCTTCGAGCCCGAGTTCCACGTTTCCTCGCGCGGGGCCGGCACGGACCGCGCTTCGGCGAAACGACTGGCGGACGAGTGCATCGCCAAATTGGACCGCGAGCCGCGCGACTTGAGCTGGCTCGACGAAGAGCAGAAGGAGAACGACGATGGCTGACAAGAAAGTACGCATGGCGCCCGAACTCGAAGAGCACGCGCCGCCCCAGGACACCGACCCGAGCGGGCGTGACATTCCCGCCGAGCAGGCGGCGAGGGCGAACGACCTCGACCAACAGCAGAAGCGGCAGGCCGCCCAGTCCCGCCGCGACGCGGTGGCGAACATGGAGGCTCAGGATGCGGCGAAGGAGGCCGCCACGGCCACGAAGACCGCCGAGCGGGAGATCCGGGCCGAGTACCTCCAGACGCCGCTGACGGCGGCCGAAGGGCGGGAGCTGGAGCGCCTGGAGAAACTGGCGATGGGCAATCAGAACGTCGAGCCGGAGACGATGTACCGACTCAGCGACTTGCGAATCCGAAGCAAGGTGGGCGCGCCGAATCCGGCCGCCTAAGCTCTTTCGACAATTGAACGAAGATGCGGGTTCGCTGAACGGATCGACGGATCGGTTCGCGACGCAAGGCAGACAACCAAAGGCCATGTAGGGGGCCTACACCCTCTGCATGGTCTTTTTGTTTGCGCCCGCCTTTTCCACCGCAGGGCCGCGCGACGGCGCGGCGGACCTTGCGGGTCCCCTTTGCCCCGGGGTTTCGGGGTGTCCCGTGCGCGGGCGACGGTTTTCCAAGCGCCCGCCCCAGCCGTGGGGTCCACGGTGTCCCGGCAACTCACCGAGCCGGTGTCCCATAAGGGAGTTTACGTATGAGTGCATTTGAAGAACTGATCGACAACGTAGACCTGGGCGACCAAGACGTGGCCGCCGAGACCCCCGAGCCTGTGGATGGCGGGAGCGACGACGCCCCTGAGGGCGAACCCGTCGAGACAAGCCCCGCCGAAGCGATTGAGACCACGGCGACACCGGCCGGCGAGCCGGCACCGAAGGCTCAACCAGCCCAGAAGGGCGCCGATACGGTGCCCCTGGCCGTGCACATGGACCTCAAGCATCGTTTGCGCGAGGCCGCCCAACGGCTGGCCACTCTGGAGGCGGACCGGATGATGCCTGCTCCGCAGGCCCCGACCGGTCCAGCGCCGAAGAGTCCCCTGGAGCAGTTCGCCGAGGACGAAGGCGCCGATGCCACTCCGACGACGCAAGTGCTGATTCAGCAGCGCCAGTGGGAGCAGCGTCAAGCCCAAGTGCAGAGCGAAAGCTCCGCTCAGACCGCCGCCGCTCGGGCCGTCAAGGTCGCCATGCTCACCATGACGGACGAGGCCATGGGCGACGGACTCGGCTTCGATGGGGTCCTCCAGATCGGCCATGCCTTTCTGACGCCGGGCGATCAACTGGACGTCCGGAGCGCCGGCGACAAGGCCGGCGAGGTCCTCTACCAGCGATGTCTGGAGAGGGCCGTCCGGTCGGGCACGCCGCAGGGCAAACTGCTCGCACAGGCGGTCAAGGCCGCCAGGTCGAGTCGCACAGGTCGCGTTGTCGCCACCGGCCCCAAGACCGGGGCCAAGAAGACAGCAGAGGCGCCCACCCGGGAAGAGATCCTCACGGAGTCCGTGTCACTCGAAGGTGCCGCGGGCGATCTGGGGGGCTTCTTCGACCTGGGGACATAACAACGGCGCGCCTCTGACATGAGGTGCGACAATGGCGAACACGACGTTTGCAAGTAATGACCCCTTGACTCATAAAATCTGGTCGAAGGGGACGATGGCGTTTGCCCTCCAGAACATGGCGCTCCTGCCGCTGATGGGCAACACGCCGGAGAGTATCATCTACACCAAGAAGGACCTGACCGTCGAACCCGGCGACACGATCACGTTCAGCGCCGACGAGAACGACACGAACGACCCCGGCCAGGGCGACGACGGAACCACCGAAGGCAACGAAGTGGCCCTGCGACGGCGCAACATGAAGGTTGAGGTCCACGAGCGGGCGCAGGGGACGCGACCGGCCGGCAAGATGACCATGCAGCGCACGGACATCCACAAGACCGCCGGCTTCCGGTCGTTCGCCAAGCGCAAGCTGGGGATCTGGAGCCAAGAGGCATGGGAGAAGGACTTGGTGAACTGTGCCGCCGGACTGTACAACGAGAACTCCAGCGGCGCGGCCATCGAGACCATCAACGAGAGCTACCCGACCACGAACCGTATCCGGTACGGCGGCCAGAACATCGGCGCCACCCCGGCGCTCGGGCCAACCTACGCCACGGACGCGCTCCTGACGGCGGGCACGCCGGCGAACAACCTGTTCGGCACGCTGGTCATCAACGCGGTCCGGGCCAAGGCCCTCTCGGCCTCTCCGCGATTCCGGCTGGGCAAGTTCTATCAAACCCCCCGCTCCGCGGACGGCTCGCTCGACCAGCGGAACCGAATGGCGCAGAAACTCATCGCGCAGATGTATACGGTGCTCGCTCACCCCTACCAGATCAACTCGATGCGGTCCGAAGTGGGCAACATCGGGTGGAACCAGATGGTGGCGGCCTGCGCCGCTCGGGGCGACAAGCACCCCATCTTCGCGGCGGGCGCCGTGAGCTGGAACGGCTGTGTCGTGATGGAGTACGACCGAGTGCCCATGCGGACCGGGGCGGGCGGAGTGACCCTCGCGGAAGGGTTCCTCCTCAATGCCGGTCGAACGGAGACGTCAGACGCCTGTGCGAACACGCGCAGCGTCTGCCGAGCGATGTTCCTGGGCGCGCAGGCGATCTGTTTCGCCTGGGCTCAGATGCTCCAATGGCACGAGGACTGGTACGACGGCCGGATTCCCCGAGTGATTGTGGACATGATCTACGGGTTGAAGCGGACGATCTTCAACGCGCACGGCACGAGCACGCCGGGCGAAGATGAAGGGATCTACTGCATCGACACCGAGGTCATCCCGACCTAACTTTTGCGGTCCTGCTTCTGGCGGGGATGGGGCGCGCGCCTTTCGGCCGCGCCCCTCCACGCCGAGAGTTGAGGACGAAGGAGACCTGATCCATGAATCGAGAACGAAGTATCTTGTGGATGCTGGCGGCCGCCACCCTGACGCTCGGGCTCGGCCTGTGGATCGCCGAGCAGGCGGGCGGGGGCTATCAGCCCGTCAGCTACCGTCTGCCCCACTACTACAAGCATTTGCGCCCCAACGGCGTCAGTGCGGACGATACACCGCTGACGCCCTCGACCAGTTCCTGGTACGACGTGAACGACGCCATTGCCATCCCGGAGGAGTGGTCGCTCGGCTCCGTGTCCGTGAGCATCTACGCCTACGGAGACGGGACCGGCGAAGGCGATCCGAACGCGGGGACCTTCGACGCCAACCTGTACGTCGTGACCGAGTTTGGCTCCGCGGCGCGGGTCTGCGCCCTCTCGGGCGCGATCGGGGATTTGGAGTTGTCCCACGATCCGGCCGCCGGCTGGGGCTCCGCCTACCGCCCCAGTCAGATCGCCGACCCGAACCGCAAGTGGGCCGAAGGACCGATGACGATCCATACGACCGCCGACTGCTGGCGGGGGCCCGTCAGTGCGACGGGCGAACCGAACGGGATTGGCGAGATCACCTTCAAGCCGGCCGGCGCGACCCACGCCTTCATCCTGTTCGACAACAAGAGCAACATCACGAAGCTGTACGCCCTATTGACCGGGAGGCCCTGACGTGCATCGAGCGATCCTAAGCCTGCTGATCCTCCTGGCGGCGGCTCCCCTGCCGGCGGCCACGTACTACGTCAGTCCGAGCGGCGGCGGGAACCTCTCCGGCTCCGACCGGTCCAACTGCATGACCCAGGCGGAGGCCGAAGACAACGACGCGAGTCCGGGCGACATCTTTCTGTACCAGCCGGGCGACTACGCGGCGATGGCCCCGCTGAGCCTGGGGTCCAGCGGCAGCCCCATTACCTACAAGGCTGATCCGGGGACGTGCGGCGGGATGACCGCCGGGTGGTATGAGGGTTCCATTGAGAAAGTCACCGGCAGCACGCACGCCGTAACGCCCAAGATCACCTTCCAGAGCCTCGGCGGCGACACCCCGACCTCGCAATACCTGGTGGTGGAGGGCTTCGCGGTCATCTGCACCGGCTCCTACGGCTTGCAGGGCGGCGCGATCGACCTGTCCGCTGGCTCCGTCGCCGATGTCACCGTGAAAAACTGCATGTGCTGGGGCTATGTGCCCGCGACCGATCCGTGGTTCTACGACAACGAACCCACCCAGCACTGTATTAGCATGTACAACTCCGACGCCGGCCGTTACAAGAATCTCCTCTTCGAGAACGTCTACGGCCAGTTCTTCTCCAAGGGTGCGTTATGCCTCGGCCAGGTCCACGCGAACGTCCTCATCAAGAACTGCCATTTCCGGGACATCTATCGCTGGTGCGTCTGGTTCTCCGCCGTGCCGAGCAGCGGCACCTGGGACGATTTCATTCTCGACGGCCTGCACCTGGAGAAGACGATTACGGTCTGCGCCTCTCAGATCGCCCTGACCGATTCCGTCTCGCAGCAGGGCTCGCCCACGAACGCGCAGTTCTACTACGTCGGCTCCTATCCCAGCGGCGGCAACAAGTACGTCACCATCGAGCACGACGCCCAATCCACCATGCGCCCCATCAGCGCGTTCGAGGACATGGGCAGCAGCACATGGCGAGTCACCGTCTCGACGGTTTTCCCCTGGGCCATCGACGTTGATGATGTCTGCAAGTTCCACGACGACACGCATACGGTGGCAATTGGCATCCACCGCCCGATCACGGTGCGCAACTGTCGCATCCACAACACGGGCGGCACCGGCATGATCTACAGCTATGGCACGAGCACGACGGACATCAAGATCGAGAATAACCTGCTGTACGCTCCTGGGAATCAGTCCAACTACAGCATCGACTTCAGCGGGTATCCCGTCGGCGACAACCTCATCATTCGCAACAACACCATCGCCAGCCGGCGGCACCAGAACTATCCGGCGAACGTCCGGTATCGGTACGGCCTGGCGCTCGCGGCATCGGGCAGAGCGGGGACGAACCTGCGAGACACCTGGAGCGTGACGAACAACCTCGTCGTGGGCAACTTCTACATCCCCGGCGGCCGGATCTACAACAATACGATGTGGTGCAACTGGAGTAGCTGCATCATGGACGACGTGAACGATTGCACCGTCTACTGCGACTACACCACGCCCTGGGACGGCACGATCTTCGAGTCCACCGCGACGACGCCCTACTTCGTCTGCGGCCCCGACTTCGATACGACCCTCGTTTCCGGCGGGGCCGTCAACCAGAACGCCGCGTTCAAGCTGGTCGCCGGCTCGCCCGCCATCGACGCCGGCTCGGCGGTCTCCGGCGACTATACGAGCACCGACTTCGAGGCGCAGAGTCGCGACGCCACGCCGGATCTCGGATTCGACGAGTTGGACCTCGGGGAATCCACAACGTACCTGCTGCTGAGAGGCGGTCCCTGATATGAAACGAATCTGCGCCATCTTCCTGCTCCTGCTGCTTTCGGCCTCGGTCCTCTGGGCCTGGGGCACGCTCCAGACGTTCACCTCGGGCTGGACCCACGTCGATACGAACGGCAACCTCGGGGTCTACACGAACTCCCTCTTGGATGAATCCGCGGTGACGGAGAGCGCCGGGGCCTACCACGTCAAGAGCTTCGGGTCCGGCTACTTTGGCAACTTCGCCTGGCGCTGGTACGGGTCGGCCGACGCGGAATCCAGCACTTGGACCGAGTGCCGAACGGGATTGGCCGCCTCGGCAGACTACTGGAACAACATCACGTCCTCGGGCGACAGCCTCTGGGTGCGTTACCGCACCGATGGCAGCTACCTCAACACAGCGCAGATCGCCAACGTCAGCGGCGGCACAGCCACCTACAGCACGGACATTACCATCAACTCGCTCTCGACAAACTACTACTGGCAGTTCTCGCGGTCCGGAACGACCGCCACCCTGACGATCTGGACGGGCGGCTATGAAAGCACCCTGGTTGGGACGGTGAACCTGACTTGCGTCAGCACGACGTTCGAGTATTGTCACGCCTATAACGTAATGACCGGCGGCTCCGGCAACGTCCATTGGCAACTCCACGACCTCGACCTGAGCGGCGCCGCCGCCGCGGCGTATCCGGCGCCCTGGGTCCGGGAGCCCGATGAACCGGTCATGGGGACTCGCCCATGAAACGATTCGTGAGCATCTTGATCATCCTCGCCGTCTGGGCCGGGCCTCTCTCTGGCGAAGGTCCCTATGAGACAGAATCTCGCTTGCCTGACACCCTCGACGTCGTTAATGGGATCACCTGGAACAATGCCACCAACGCCTGTACGGAAGACGACAGCGAGGCCGACTCTACGAACTTTGGAGTTGCGGGGACCTACGCCGGCGGGAACTTCGCCAACATCACCCAGGTTCCTGCCGCCGATGGCGTGCTGACCGCCTTCGCCGTGAGGCACCGAGAGATCAACAACGAGCACGCCAACGATACCTACCTTCTCCAGGTCTACAATCCCGACACGACGGTCTGGGAGACCCTCGAAACCTTCAACAGCGCCAATCTTCTCCCGGATGTCCTGACCACGGAAGATTACACGTCGGCGATGGCTACGAAGTACGCGGCCGCCTCGAACAAGACCACCTTTCTGAATGGGTTACAGTTCCGGCTCTACTGCTCTGTCAAGACCGGTGGAGCCGACGGAATCAACTGGGCCCTGGCCTGGGCCAAGTTCACTTACGAATATGAAGAGAGTGCAGTCGCCCCGCCCCCAGAATGGGTCGTGGAATCGGAGGTCATCCTACCATGAAGCGTCTCCTCACCATCCTATTCATCGTCCTAACTTGCTGCGGTTTTCTGCCGGCGGCCTACGTCAAGAACACGGCCTCGAAGGTCCGCTTCTACGCCTGGGACACGACGGCGAACGCCCCCAAGACGGGGGACGCGGCGAACATCACCGCCTACGTCTCCATCGACGGCGGCTCTGTGACGGCCCTGACCGATACGAGCGCGACGGAGGCCAGCGCCACGAACGCCGCCGGCTGCTACGTGTTCGACACGACGGCCGGCGAGATGAACGGGGAGGTCCTGTTCTTCTCCGCCAAGACGACCACGAGCACCGTCTACCTGCGACCCATCACCATCGCTACGAGCCCCGCCGTGGTCAGCGCCAACGTCACCCAACTGGCCGGGTCCGCCACGCCCGTGACGAACCTGAACAACGTCTACAACACGGACTATGCGACCGCGTTCAACGAGCCGAACGGCGTTTTCAACGTCCGGCTGGTCGACGTCTCCGACAGCGCCCAGCTTGTGAAGCTCTCCGGCGGCGGTACGAGTCTCCAGACGGACGCCAGCGGCTACAGCAAAGTCTCCCCAGGCACGGGCACCGGGCAGGTCTCTCTGAGCAGCGGCGCCGTCACCGTGGGCACGAACAACGACAAGACGGGCTACACGGCCTCCACCGTCTCCGACAAGACGGGCTACTCGCTCGCCGCAGATCAATCGGCCGTCACCATCGGGACTGTGACGACTCTGACCGGCCATACGGCCCAGACGGGCGATTCCTTCGCGCGCATCGGCGCGGCCGGCGCGAGCCTCACGGCCCTCGCCTGGAACGCCGCGTGGGATGCCCAGGTCGAGTCCGAGGTTGACGACGCCCTCGTCGCCAATCACCTGGACCATCTCTTCAAGACGACCTACGATCCGGCCGCCAAGCCGGGGGCCGCCGACGCCCTGTTCAATGAACTGGTCGAGTCCGACGCCGGGGTCAGTCGCTATACGACCAACGCCCTGGAGCAGGCCCCGTCCGGCACGGGCGGGGACGCCACCGCGGCGAACCAGACGACGATCATCAGTCACCTGACCTCGATCAAGGGCCCCACCTTCTCCGAGACCACCGACCAACTGGAAGACATTCGGGACCGGGGCGACGCCGCCTGGCTCACGGGCAGTGGCACCGGCCTGACCCCGCTCGCCTCCGGCACGGCGCAGGGTGGTACCTCTACCTCCATCACCCTGGCCGCCGGCGAGACGACCCTGAATTTCAAGGGGGCGATCTGCCATATCACGGGCGGCACCGGGATTCGCCAGTTCCGCGTCGTGAGGCAGTACAATCCCACGACGAAAAAGGCCGACATCATCGGCAAATGGGACGTCATCCCGGACGCCACGAGCACCTACGAGCTGAGTCCGAGCCCCTTCGATTACCTGAGCCTCATCATGGGAGCGATGGCGCTATGAGCATCACCAAGGCGGAAATCCTGACGTTCGTGAACAAGGTCCTCCATCGCGAGGAGACGGAGATCGACGTCGAGCTTCGCAACGTGGTCGATGACCTCGCCGACCTCCACTGCCTGCGCGGCGTCGATAGCTCGCAGACCCTGACCAGCACGAGCAGCTACCTCGTCTATCCGACCGACGCCCTGCACACGGAAGAGGCGATCATCTCGATCCAACTCCGGTCCCCGGCCGGGGTGTGGGGGCCGCTGCTCAGGCCCTGGCCGGGCGGCGCCAAGGATCACAACCGCTTCTTCGAGGGCAATCCGACCCGCTCGACGCCGGAAATGTACTGGCCCATGCAGACGGCGCTCGACCAATGGCAACTCCTTCTCGCCCCGCGCCCCAGCTCCGACTGGATCGCCTGGATTCACTACTGGCGTCGGCACGGGGCGATCGGCACGAACCTGGAATTTTCCGACGACTGGCGGCGGGCCATCCTCTTCGGGGCCGCGCTCGAGGTCGCCTCGACCTACGGCCTGGACCGATACATCGCCCTCTGGGGCGCCCGATACAACCAGGAGAAAGACAAACGCCGGGCCCTCATGCTACAGGAACCGGCCATACAGGAGTGACGAACTATGAAAAAGACCCTTCTCTGCGCCTTCATCGCGGGCCTGATGACGGCGCTCATCATCGCCTGGACCGCGACCTACGACACGACGACGCCGGCGGGCACCGACTCGCCGACCATCATCGACGACCGGATTCGCGAGGTCAAGCTGGGCGTCCAGGAGCGTCAGAACGTCGATCACTACTGGCCGCTCGCCGGCTCCCAGGTCTCGGACGCGGACGCGGGCAAGCACCGCAAGGTCACCTTCCAGGAAGTGCTCGGCACGAAGCCGACCCTGACAGACGGCCAACTGGCGCTCTACACCAAACTGACGGACAGCAACGAGGCGATCTGGCTGGAGTCCGACGCGGGGACCGAGCGCCAACTGACGACCGGCAGCGGCTTGGCCCTGAAACTGACCGACGAGGACGGCGCCTTGGTCAAGACGGGCGACCAGACGTTTGCCGGCGACAAGACCTTCTCCGACAACCTCAAGGCTCAAGTGCTCTATTCCCAGATCGGGGACGGCAACACCCCGATGATCGTGACCTCGACCACGAAGGTGAGCAACCTGAACGTGGACCGCGTGGATGGCCTGCACATCGAGAAGTACGACTCCGGCTGGTTCGCGGCCGCGGTTGGCACGAGCTACGTCAAAGCCCACGGCCTTTCGGGCGTGCCGACGTTCGTCCAGGTCTACTACAGCGACACATCGGACGGCAGCGGCGATTACGTGTCTATCTCCCAGCAGTTGTTTGGTGCGGGCGGCTGGTCTGCAAGCCCCGTTGTGGACATGGACGCGACCAATCTGACCCATCGCACTGGGACTGCCCTCGCCTTTTACTACGACAAGAACGCCCAGCAGCAGCAGAAGACTACCGGGTATTTGAGGATTATCGCACTCCGCATCGACGCGGGGATTTAAGCATGAAGTTCGGGATTGTCAATGACGTTCTCGGTCAGCGGGTCGGATTCCCGCATATCAAGCTGCCCGCCGCCTACGCGCTGGCGGAGAGTCAGTGGATGGCCTACCGCGAGGGGGCGATGCGCCGGATTCCGGGGCGGATGCCCGCCTTCCTGTCCGGCGGCTCGCCCGTCCAGACGCCGGATGCGAACCCCATCATCCACTGGCATAAGCACGTTCGGAACACCGGCGAGGAGACCCTCTTCGCCTTCACGAAGGACCATGCCTACCGCTGGAATGCCGGGGGAGGGGCCTGGGTGACCGCCTGGACCTGCTCGACCTCCTGCACCCACTGGAGCACCGCCGATTGCGGCCCGTACATCGTGGCGACGAACCAGATCGACAAGGTCATCAAATGGCTGGACACCGCGCCGACGGACCCGTTCTCCGTACTCGGGGACCCCACGAACGGCCTGGACATCGGCGACTCGAACTGGTGCGTCAAGGCCAACTATCTGATCGAGGCGGAGAGCTACCTGATCCTGATGGGCACCACGGACGCAGGGACCTACAAGCCCAACCGGCGCCGCTGGTGCTCCTGGGGCGACCTGACCGACTGGGACTCCAGCGATACGAAGAGCGGCGACGCGGGCTACAATGACCTGGAAGCCAACAACGTCATTTCCGCGTGCGGGATCTACAGCGTCGGCGGCGCGACGCGCGTGATTACCTTCACGCAGAAGTTGATCGACATGATGTGGCTCACCGAGGATGTGACCGTCTGGAACAGTGAGACCATCATCCAAGGGATCGGCTGCCCGGCCCCCGACAGTATCGTCACCGAGCCGAGCGGCAATCTGTGGTTCCTGGCCACGGACCAGACGATCCGGCAACTGTTCGCCTCCGGCCCGGCGAGCGCCGATATTGCCCAGACGGTGCGGGGCCTCCACCCGGACAAATTGTCGGAGAGCCGCGCCGTCTATGTCCCCGGTCTCGACCATCTCTGGTGGTCCGTACCCCAGAACCTCGATTCGACCGGCAATGACCTGATCCTCATGCTCGACCGCCAGACGGGATTCTGGAACACCGCGCCCATGGACGTGGCCGCCTTCGGGGCCTACACGACGCAGAGCGCCTACACGATCGACACGATCCCCTTCCCCACCATCGACACGATCGCCTGGCCGACCATCGACCACGCCGGCGGCGGGCTGGGCTATCCGCTCCTGATCGCGAGCGACTACGCGGGGTACGGGTACAGTTGCCTCGCCGACACGAAGGACAAGGGCGTCGCCTATACCGGGCGACTCGCCCTGGCGACGGATCTGGCGAACTCCGGGGCCGTGACCGAGTTCAAGCGGGCGCACGGACTCTGGCTGTTCCTGGCGCCCGGCGCCGCGAGTGACATGGTGAGCGTTTCGATTCGGACCGCCGCCAAGGCTTCCTATCGCTTCCTCAAGAACGTGGCCCTGACCCCGGACGGTGACGGCACCGAGATCGTTCGGTGGGTGCCCTTCGACGCCCGGTTTCGTCACTGCTGCCTCAAACTGGAGAGCGATTCGCCGTTCGCCGTGATCGGCGTGGTGTTCGAGTTCGATTTCGACGGAGACCGGTGAGACCATGAAACTGCCCAAGACCCTTCGCTTGCCCGACCCGGCCGCCGCCGAGCTGGGACTCCATACCCCGCTCGGGCGATACCTGACCGAACTGGGGCAATGCCTCCAGGGCGAGCATCGGGCGGTCCGCGATGAACTGTTCGCCAATACGAAGACGGGGGCCTTGATCCTCGACGACGGGGCCAACTGGCGAGTGACCTTGACCTTTTACGACGGGAAGCTGACCGGCGTCACAACGGCCGCCTCGACGGCGGCGGCGGCCACCTGGACGCCCGGATAGGAATTGAGGTGCCGCGATGGCCAGACAATTTGAGCCGGAACTGAAAGACCATGACTTACGCTCCCCGCAACGGAGGGCGGCGGAAGCCTTTCTCGGCTCGCTGTTCATGCAGCCGCCTCCGTCCCTGCCCCTTGAGCAGGTGGCGGGCATGTCCCCGGCCGAGGAAATGGCCCAGCGGCTCGTGATGCAGTACGGCGGTTCGGAGATGGAAGGACTCGACACGCTCCGCGCCTACACGAAGGAGGGGAACATCCTGGACCGGCCGGAGATCCAGGCGATCCTCAATGAAGTCATGCGCGAGGGCGGCGAGATGGCGAACCGGCTCGGGCGCGGCCTGCAACTGAGGGGTGGGGCCACGAGCAGCGGCGCGGCCGACACGCTCGGGCGCTCCACCACGCAGACCCAGCAGGCCCTCCTGGCGACACTGGCTCCCTACCTGCAGGGCGCCGAGACCCGCCGGCTGGGCGCGGCGCAATCGCTGGCCGGCCTGAGCGAGTCCGGGATGCTCAATCGGCTCAACGCCCTGAGCACGACCGGCTCGCTGCCCCGCCAGTTGGAGCAACTCCGCAATATCGCCCAGTACGAGAGGGACATGCAGCAAACCCTGTTCCCCTACACCTACCAAGCTCAAGCCGCCACAACACTGTCTCAGAGCGGCGAGCCTTACATGGTCTACAAGCGGCCGTCCATGTACCAGCAGATCGCCCCGGCGGTTGGCGCGATCATCGGCGGGATCTTCGGCGGCGGGGCCGGGGCACAGATGGGTCAGCAAATGGGTCAGGAAAGCGGTCAAGCCCTCGAAAGCGGATACAGCTATAACGTCAATAGCAGCGGCGGGGGCGGCGGCGGCGGCAATCAGGCCCAGCAGAATCAAGGCCAAAGCGGTGGCGGCTACTCCAACATCGCCGGGCTCTTCTCGCAAATGTTCGGCGGCGGCAGCGGCAGCACGGCCGACTGGCAGAAGGGCGCGGAGAGTTACTACGGTCGAAGCTACGGCGGCGGCGGCTATTAAGGGGCGCGAATCATGGCTCAGTACATCGGCGAAATCGGCTCCACGGACGCGCAGGGCGTTGCGGACATCCTCCATACCTGGGGGCAGCTCGAGCGCGACCGCCAGGAGGCGGAACTGACTCGGGTCATCCTCGAGGGCGCCAGCTCCGGCAAGAGTATGGATCAGGTGATCGCCGACGTCCTGCAAGCCCAGAGCGCTCAAGGGCAAGGCGCTGGGGGCCTCACGGGACTGTTCCGGGGCGTCGCCAGTCGTTTCATGCCGCCCAGTCAGACCATGCAAATCCTCGCGGGCATGGGCCTCGCGCAGGCGACCCCCCAGGCGCAGGCCGAGTTGCAGGGGACGCAGGCCCTGACCGCCCAGCGGCAGACCCAGACCCGAGCCGCCAAGCAAGGGATGCGCGAAAGCAAGGCGCACGGACAGATCGACCTCGACCAGGCCGAAGCCGACCTCAGCAAGACGCGGGCGCAACTCGAAAAGATGAAGAAGGAGAATGACCCCGCCTGGATGGAGTACGACCACTACAGCAACATGGCCGTCATGCAACTGAATCGCCTGCGCCACGTCGATCCGCTGATGAATGAGCAGGGCTACGGCGAGGCGATGGCCGGCTACGATGATGCGATCCGAGGGATGCAGCAGGCGTGGCAGCGGTGGCAGGACCGGCGAACGCCCAAGACCCCGGCACAAGAGACGCCGCAACCGGGAGCCGCGCAGCCGTGGGGCGAGGAAATGCTCCCCGGTCCGGAACAGCGAGAGGAGGCCCCGGCCAGCGTCGAGAGCTTCGAGAACCGCGTGCAACAGTTGTTCGGCGAGCAAGGCGAGTCCGCCGCCCGGGGGTATTACGACCGGTGGAAGGGACGATTCCAACATGCCCGTTGAAGTCAAGAGCTTCGAGCAGATTGTCGGTAAGCGACCGGCGCGCTCCTTCGAGGACATCGTTGCTCCGCAGGCCCGCCCGTTCGAGCAGATCGGCGCCGCCGAGCCGGTACAGCCAGTGGGTCCGCGTCCTGTGGCTGGGCCGGAGTTCACCGAGCGAGGCTTGGCCGGTGTGATGCAGACGGACCCGCGCGTGAGGCTCTATACGCCGGCCGAACAGCAGCGGTGGGTCAAGAAGGGCGAGGCCCTGGGCCTGCCCGAGATCGCCCAAGCGACCAAGCAGATGATCGCGGACGATGAACTGGCAAAGGAGATCGGGCCGCGCCTGAAATGGTACGGCAAGTACATTGCGACCTTGGCTGGGAAACTGCCCGTAGCGCCGGAAGGCGAAGACTACTACGGGCCACAGGACGTCTGGACGGCGCGGGGGAAGTTCAGAAACGTCAAGCCGGAACTGAAACGCGAGGCCGAGGAGTTCAAGGGTTTCGGCCCGGCGCTCATGCCCCTGGCCGGCGAGGCGGGGACCACCGCCATCGAATGGGGGCTCATCTATCCGAAACTGTTCCAGGCCATGGGCATGACAGGTGAGGCGATCAACCAGATTCCGCAGGTGCAGAAGGCGGGCAGGTTCATCAAGGCCGTTGGCGGGATCGACAAGTTGGCGGCGCGATACCCGGCGACGATGCGCGTGGCCGGCGAAACGATCAAGGGATTCGCCCAGGCGGCCCCGGTCGGCATGACGACGCAGGCGGTCGAGTCGCTCCAAGAAGACCTCTCGGCCAAGGACCTGGCGGGCGAGATCCTGCAAGCGGGCCTGCAAATGGGCATCGTCGGGGCGGCCTTCAGCGGGGCCGCCGCTATCGACACGGCCCAACTCGCCAAGAGCATGGCGACGGACTATCAGAGGCGCATGCCCGAACTCCAGAAGATCCCGAAGCAGGACCTCTACCGCACGGCGGAGGCGGCGATTGATACGCACAAAGTCAAGATCGGCATGATGAGTCCGGACCAGTGGCACCGCAAGCACGCGGAACATCTACAGAAGTTCTCGGACATGCTCAAGAACCTCAGTCCGAAAGACCAGGGCATGATCCGGGCCCAGTTGGCGAAGGGTCCCGCCGGCCAACAGGCCGCCCCGCCGCGGCCGCAAGCCAAACCCGCCGCCCCCATCGCCCCGGAGCCCGGCCGCAAGGCCCCCTACCAAGGCGAAGCGATGACCCCGAAACTCCGCACGCTCGACGAAGCGGCCCAAGCACGCGGACTCAAGGACCTGCCCATCGCCCCGGAGGCCGCGACCGTCGAGCAGTTCAAGGCCGCCCAAGCCGCTGAGGCGGTCGAGAAGGCCCCCGGCAAACCGCCTGCCGGCCAAACGCCCGAAGGTGAGCCGCCAACGCCTCTGCCGCCAACAGTCGAGCCACAAGCGAAGCCCGCAAAAATGCCGGAGCATAAACGCACGCCAGAAGGTCTGATTGCTATTCCGAGCGACTTGGGTGAGATCCAGATTCCAGAAGACGAATTGACCGGCGAGTACGGGAAAGACCTCGAAACGATATTCCGCTACGGGAACTTCCAAAGCGAGACCGAGCAGCCGAATTTGAGACGCAGTCTATCGGTCGGTGACACAGTTACGTATCGCGACCATACGTTCATGGCTCTCTGGCGAGGCTGGCGCGACATCACGGGACTCTCTGACGATGCGATCAAGGCAATTCAGACTTCCGAGAACGCTGTTGGCCCGGAAGCCGGTTGGCGACAGACGGAACAGAAATTGCGAAAAGAGGCCAAGCCGCCGGAGTTGGCGGATGAGGCGAAGAACCGGCGTCGCAACGTCATCCAGAACCGGATCGCCAAGGGCGAGAAGATCGCGCCGGAGATGCTGAGCGAGTTTGCGGGCGAGCCGTGGGCCGACGAGGCACTGGCGAAGCGGGAGGGGGCCAAACCCGGCAAGCAATCCAAGCCGACCTGGGATTACCGCATGTGGGGCAAGGGGACCGCGGCGCGGATGATCGACGAGGAGGGTCGGCCGGTTCGCCGCATCCGGGCCACGCTGGAGGGCAAGACGGTCCTGTGCGAGAACCCCAAGCACGCGCGGGGCATCTACCGGAACGGCGGCATCGCCATCAAGCCGGACGGCAGCCGCTGGGCCGGCGAGCCCGCCGAGCGCGCCGAGCCAGATGTGGAGAAGCAGAAAGAAGATGCGCGTTACCGGGCGGAGTTGGCCAGGACCACGCGCTTCATTCGCGAGCACCCAATCTACCAAGCGGCCGTCCAGGGCCGCGAGGATCAGGCGTTCACGCGGACGGGCGGCCTGCGAATGATCTACGTGCCCGAGGCAATGGCCTCCGACGTGGAGAGTTACGCCGGCCAGGACCGCCGCAAGGGCCTCTGGCGCTACATCACGCACGACGCCAAGGCCGCGCAGCATTACGATGATTGGGCGAGCGAACTCGGCCTGGAAGGGACCTTGGACGCGGCCATGACGCGGCTCCAGCAACTCTACGAGGCCGAACGCGAGATGGGCAAGGGTGCGATCAGCGAGTCCGTCTTCGAGGAGGCGGTAAGGCAAGCGAATGACGTGGAGCTGGAAGTCGTGGCCATGAAGCGGGAGTTGCTGCGGCGCGGAGAGACCTTCGAGAACATCAACAAGGCGATGGCCGACTATGTTCACGACTTCGCTGAATTTTCCGGGACCCCCTTGTCTGCCGAGGCGCAGGCGGATATAATCGAGACACAGCAGATCAAGGGTAAAGGCTATGAGGCTCAACAGAAACGAGAAGCCGGACAGGGGCCGCCAGTTGGCCAACGAGTTCATCGAGAGGCGCCGGCGCGTGAAGCTGGAGCAGAAGCGCAAGCAACTCCACCCGAAGGGCAACGGCGGCAAGAAGTAACCCCCGAGGAACCGGCCCCACCCGCCCCTGTCACGAAGGCCGACACCGGCGTCTTCGGCCAAACCATCTTCCGGCCAGCCACAGGAACCAAGCAAGGCGAACTCGGCTTGGAGTTTGCGCCGAAGGGCAAAGAGGCCGTCCCCATCAAGCCGGAACTGGCGAAGGCGGTAGCCGGTAAGGCCGGCAAAGCCAAGGACGCCAAGAGCCTCTACCTTGACGCTTTCACCGATAAGAGCGACCTCTTCCAGAATCCAGACAATCCCATGCCCGAAATGCAGGAGGCGTGGGACCAAGCCACGAAGGGCCGGCGACTGCCGGCGGCCGAGACGACGCCGGAGGCCAAACCGCCGGAACGACCCCTGGTCAACCCACACGCGAGCGCCCTCAAGCGGGATGCCCAACTTCGGCGACAGCAGGCGTGGGACAAGAAGTACGGCCAGGCCGCCGACAAGGGCAAGCAGGGGAAGGGGGAAACGCCTCCATCCGACCCGACCTTGGGCCGTCCCAGCGCGATGGGCGGCTTCGCCGGCGGCAGGCCGGGCGCGGCCCGCGCCAACGTCAGTGCGATCGTGGCCGAGAAGATGGACACCGGCTCAAAGTCGGGGAATGACTTCCTCAAGCGGACCAAGGGGTACACTCGCCAGACCAGGCCGGGTCCCCTCCGCAACACGGCCAGGCACTTGGCCCGCTTCGCCCACAACTTCCGATTCCTGCCGGAGATCCCGCGCACCCGGCAATTCGCCGAGGTCCGCGAGGCGTTCCGGCACATCCTGGCAATCCCGAAACTCGCCTACACTCACTCCGTCGATGATATGCGCTGGGCCCTCAAGGCCGTCGAAGGCACGGCGACGGAGGCGAGAAAGCGCATCCAGGCCGTTGAGCTGAAGCTGATCGCCGACGATCTGATGGAGGATGTCGAAAGCGGCGTGAAGTTGCCGGCAGACATGACCGCCGCCGATGTGGCAGCCATGAAGGCCGAGGGCGACCGGCTCTATGAGAAGTACCCTACGGTCCGCGAAGCCCTGGACCGAATCCGTGAAGCGAATCAGAAAGTCACGGACATGCTCGTGGCCGAGGGCTGGCTGGCGCCAGAGCGAGCCAGGGAGTTCTATTTCCCTCATAAGGTGATCAGGTACCTTCGCTCCAACGACGCCTTCTTCGGCATCGGCCGCAAGCCCGCCGAGCCCCGCAAGGGCTACCTCCGCCAACGCAAGGGCGGCTCCGACTACTCCACCGATGTTCTCGAACGACTGATCGAGCACTGGGCCGAGGTCCGGCGGGATGTGGAAACGAGCCGATTCCTCGAAAAAGCCTTCAAACAGGAGCATGGGGCGTTTCGCAAGCTGAATCCGAACTGGAAGCCGGGCGACGCCCTGCCCGCGGAATACAAGGAGGTGACGATCCTGCCCGGCCGGTTCTACTACCGCACGAACGGCGTGACGGAGGACCTGGCCATGGCCCTGCTCAATCGGGACCTGGCGGCCATCGAGGCGGTCCTGGAGGAACAAGGACTCAAGGCCATGGCTCCCGTCCGCGAGATGCTCGCCCTGGGCCGGCGTCGGGCCTACGTCGTGCGCCGGGAGATCGCCCAGCAGGTCCTGGACATGCCCACCGCCCCGATCAGCGATCAGCCCCTCTACAAGGCGGCGCGGTCCTTCAACACCTTCGTCAAGCGGCAGATCCTCTTCAACCCGCTCTACGCCATCCCCTTCCATGTGACCAACTTCATCGGCGACTACCATCGAATGATTATTGCCCTGCCGAGCGCCTCTGAGCCGAAGTACATCGCCGGTTATTGGAAGGCGGTCCTCGCCGCCCACAAGGGCGAACGCCCGGCCCTGCTCGGCGAAGCGCAGCAGTACGACGTCATCGGCTCCGGCTGGCTGGGCGTGGACGTCAAGAAGCTCGAATCCATCATTCCCGAGCTCGAGCGCGCGGAGATCTCCGGGGCCGCCGCAGTCGCCGCGAACCGCGCCAAGCGGCTGTTCAACACGGTCCGCGCCGTCGGCCAGGGCCGCGAGGACTGGCTCCGGTATGCGACGTTCATGCGATTGTGCGACCTTCAGGACGCCGGCAAGGACATCACGAAGCTCTCGGTCAAGGACGTGGAGGTGGTCCGAGGTCTGACGGGCCACGTCCAGGCGGCGAAGATCGCCCGGGACATCATGCTCGACTACGCGGCCATCGGCAAGAGCGCTCAGATGATGAGCGAGGTCGTCTCGCCCTTCTATCGTTGGATGCACTTGAATATCCCCTGGTGGCCGCGCATGGCGGCCGCCTACGCCAAACGCGGACAGGCCGGGCGGCTGGCCTGGGCGATCATGACGGCGTTCGCCCCCTACATCCTCGCCCATCTCTGGAATACCTCAGACGACGAACGGCGGAAATTGGAGGAGCGATTGCCCCCCTGGCGGCGGTACAACTTCCACATCATCGCCAAGGGCAAGGTCTGGTACGTGCCTCTGCCCACCGACGATCTGGCCAACTTCCTGGGCGTGCCCGAATCCGCGGCGGATTTCAAAGCCTACCAGAAGGGCCTGATCGACGTTCGGGAACTGATCTGCCGCATCGCCGGCAACGGCCTCTACAACCCCGGCCTCGGCGTCATCAACAGCGTTGGCGGCGCAGGGGGCGTCCTGCGAGACACGATGGGGATACAGACCTTCCCGGACATCGCCGACTACCGGATCACGAGCTGGCAGCGCCGGGCGCTGAACGTCGCCAAGACCATCTTCGGCGCGCCGGCCCAACTCGCCGAGGCCGCCAAGCGCGGCGATGCCGCCAAGGTCCATGACCTCCTCTGGCGATCCGTCCTGCCCGTTCGAGGCTGGACGCCGACCGCTGAGCCGCTGGACATCCTCGCAGCTCATACCTATCGAGCAGACCAGGAGCGAAGCGGCAATCCGCTGGAATGGCGGGCGCACAAGGGCGAGGAGAAGGCCGTCTCCCGACTCAAGGCCCAGATCGCCGATTTGCAGCCCGAGGAGATCCGCCAATGGCGCAGCGAGTACGAGCGGCAGCGGCGGCGGGAAGCGATGGAACGCAAACGAGAACGAATCCGGGCCCTCCGGGCCGAGCGGCCGAAGGAGAAATGAGCCATGCCCAACGGTGAGTGTCCCGTCGGAAGCGCCCTGGAGGCGCGAGTAACCACACTGGAGAAGAGCGATTCCGACCAGTGGGACGCGATCAACGAGAGCCGCGACAAGTTCGAGGAGGCCCTCCGCGAGATCGGCAACCGTCTGCCGAACTGGGCCGCCGTGCTCTTCATGGTCGCCTCCGGACTCGCCTGCGGCGCGATCGGCGTCCTGGGCACCCTACTGGCGGTCCGAGGCGGCTAAGAGCCGTTCCACCCTATACTTGTGCGCCAGGGACTCGAAGATGAACCATGAAGACAGAACCGGCGCATTGTCCGGGATGTCGTCAGGGCGCTCATCAAAGCAGCGGACCGCCACGAGGGAGCACGGCCTGCGGTAGGTGATCGTGGTCGGCTCGACGTACTGACTTCTCAGGTCCACGTAGCCCTGTCCGCTCGATGGCATGTAAACGGTGCCCTGGGTCTGGCAGTAATCCCCGCCCGTGGTCCACTGCGCCACATCGATGTAGGAGCTGCCCGCCATGATCGCGATATTGTCGTAGCGATGCAAGAGCGCCAACTCGGCCGCGCGGAGCAGGGCCATCTCTTCGGCTTGCTCCATTGAGGTGTACCCATTGCCGTAGAAGCGGACCACCAGGGCATCCTTTCGCAGCCAGGTCTCCGTATACCCGCCGGTCCAGTCTCGGGCGTGATAGCCTGTGCAGCCCCCCGCCGCACACAACATGAGGCAAAACAGCAGATTCTTCATAGGTCCCTCCCTTCACTTCCACCGATGCCGCCAGGCGTAGACCGTCAGCGGCCCCACAACCAGCAGGGCCACGGCCACGCCCGCCCATGTGAGCAACTCGCTAATCATCGTCCTGCTCCGCCCCGCCGATCCACCGCTTCGGCCACCACCGCGAGCAGCCCTCGCAGAACAGGCAGAAGACCGCCGCCGCGATCAGCACGCCCAGCGCCGTCGCCAAAACCGTTAGCCAGAATCCCATTCTGCGCCCCCGCTTTTTCGTTCCCCCCGTTCGGCCCCTGCCGACCTCTCCCACTATTTCCCCGGCTTTGCCGCCTTTCCCCTTGACGGCCAAACCTACGTGATTATACTTATGCCGAGGTTGGAGTCAACCCCGAGGTGGAGGCCCAGAGGAGGACGCGCCATGCAAGAGGAAGGGCCTCGCATCGTTCAGTTGTCATCCGCCGCCGCCCGGCCACACGCCCGCGCCGAGCAGCGACGCCTGGAGATTTTCCTACTCACCCAGTTTTTCGAGCCCGCTTTCCTCGACGGTCTTCTTCGCGGGCTTCGGCGGCAGCTTGCTCTACAACGGCCTCACCAGCGGCACGCATAACCCGCGCCTCCTTGTCCGCCGTTTCCGCAGCAGTGACCCGGCGCAACTGCTCATCTGAGGGCAGGCCGTCAAAGAGTTCGAGTCCGACAGACAGCGGCCCCTTGAGGCCGAAACCGTTGCGGTACTTCTGCAAAATCTCTTCGGCGATCGCCGTCAACACCACCGATGTTCGGATTTTTTTGCCCATACGCATAAAATTTTCTCCGATCACCGGCCTGCTTGCAAGTCCTTTTACAGTCAAGCCTTATGATTATGCCGTGGGCGTCATGCCACACCAGAACGAGTCCCATTGCATAAAATTATGCAGAGAGACGCTTGACAACGCCGATAGCATCACGTAGTATCTGCGTAGGTTCTTGCGGTGAAGCAAGACCGGTAGTGGAAAGGGCACGTGACATGCCAAGACGATTTGCACAAGCCACATTGGAGAAGGGGGCAAGCGAATACCTAAATCTCCATGTGGGATCCTCCTCCTTGAGGGCGCAACTGGACGCGGCGTTGCAGAAATTCGGGTTCCGCAACACCTCGGACGGCATCAGAACCGTCATCCGCGACTTGGTCGCGGGACGGATCAAGTATAGCGACGGCATCCTGCAAAGTCCAGGAGAATCTTGCCCAAATTAACATTTTCCGCCATGGACGGGGCATAGGAGTATACATCGTGACGACTTGCGGCGTTAGCACGGCACACCAGTTTGCAGCAGTGAATCCCGGCGGTTGCACCCGGGTCGAAAGGCCCGTCCGCAAGGGGGCAACCGCCTCTTTTCTTGCCATACAACTCGTTGACGGGGCGGCGGCAAAGGATGTCCGTAGCGGCCACGGAGGGCCGGCCGACCCCATCGAGCAAGGAGGCTCAATATGGGGAAACCGCAATCGTCTCTGGGGCGGTTCGTCCGAGAGCAGTGCGCCAACTACAACAGTCATTACGGCCTGTGCGGCGATCCAGCGAAGAACCACATCGACGAACCGCCGTGCGAAGTGTTGGCTCGCCGGCCCTGCCGTTATTTCGAGCGGGCCGTCCTCGGGCCACCGGATTACCCGTACAAGACGACCGAGTATGATTGGCCGAAACTCTTCGACGAATATGGCAAACTCAACCGAGCCTTCGCCGCTCGGGGCGTTACGCAACGGCTCTGTTCCTGTGGTGCAATTCTCGAACATCGCCAGCGAGTCTGCCGGGGATGCCAAGCCCGACATAGGCGGGAAACCCGACCATCACGGCATCAACGAGTTCCGAGTCGCGGTTGATCCGGGCGCTTTACACCCCTCAGTTTCGTCGAGAAGGCCCCCAGCATCGCCTGTGGCGCGCGCCAGAAAGCAAGGTGGCCTCAGAGTCCAGTATGATTTTCCGGCCCGGCGGGCATTATCTCGCTTTTCCTCTCCCTCCGCTGCCCCCGGGCCGATTTTCAAGCTCCATCAGGCCCTGTGGCCGCACAACCACAGGAGCCCCCAATCGAAGGCCGGCTGTGGTGACAGCGGCCGGCCTTTATCGCTCTTTTGACAAGTTCATAGAGGGTTGAAACGCATCGGTAGCTCGGTTCTGGCCAGGGCAATACCTTCATGGTACGATGGCGGCGGTTTGCCGTTCGCCGTCGAAAGGAGGTTTTCCCATGGCGACACTGAGCACGCTGTGCGCGGACTACTGCCGCGAGCAGCGATTTGTATTGGCACACAGCACCCGGCTGACGGCTCGGCGTGCGTGCGTCTTGTTCGGTCGGTGGGCGGGTTCGCCCGCGATCGAGGAACTGTCCCCCCAACTCGGGGACGGCTACCGAAACCACTTGGTCGAGACCGGCCGCAACAAGAACACCGCGAACATCTACGTCCGGTCGATCCAGGCGTTGCTGAATTGGGCGGTCGAGACGGACCGCCTACCGGCGAATCCGCTGGCGGGCGTCAAGCAGTTCCGCGTCACGCGAAAGCCCGTGACCATCTACGAGGACTGGCAATTCGAGCGGATGCTGCACTGCCTGCCGAGGCCGACGGCGAACGATCCCGACCGGGACGTCCGCTGGCTCGGCCTGTTGTGGGGGGCCAGGACGACGGGCCTGCGGCGCGGGGCTTTGCTCAACCTGACGGCCGCCAACATTCGCGGCGGCATGGTCTGGGTCGAGCCGAAGGCCAAGAGCGACGACACTTGGGAGTGGGAGCCGAAGGATCGCGAGATCCGGCGCGTCCCCCTGGCTCCCCAGTTCGCCGATGTGCTTGAGTATTTTCGGGGACGAACGTATCCACTCGTTGCACCGTCGATGGTCGAGAAGCTGCTACGCTGGCAGAAGGCGGGCCGACCCGCCGACGATTGGGCGCCGTGGCGGAAACTGCCTGAGTTGAATTTTAGGCGGATCTTCGTCGGCATTCAGACTCGGGCCTTCGGCCAGCAAATCGGCGACTGGCATCAGTTCCGCCGCACGTACACGACCGCACTCGCCGAGGTTCTGCCGGACAAGGCCCTGATGACACTGACGGGCCATGCGAGGCGGGAGACATTAGACCCGTACACGGCTGTAAGAGGCTCACATTGGCAAGTCGCGTATGAGACGGTCGCGAACGTCTTGAAGAAAGGCCCTGGCCGCGTGCAACTGTTGCGGCCACAGTACGTTACCGCCCAGCGACGCGGCCCAGGACTCGAACATCAAAGGCCGGATTGGGCGGTACAGGACTCGAACCTGTGACCCTCTGCGTGTAAAGCACAGACGCTGAATCGTCACATCAGACGGTCAGAAGTGCGCTTCGCAGAGAGTCAGATCATACACACAACCGGCGCGAACGGCAAACCATCGTTTCACGTCGGATAGGGCTGGGGACTTCGCTTGGCGCGGTCCCCTGCCTCCCTTCAAGTCATCATACCGATGCGTTTCATCTACATTCCTCCTTAACGCGGGCGCGCACGAGCCCGCGTTTTTGCCTCTCACCACCCCGCCCTCGTTGCCGCCCTGCCGCACGACGCGGGCGGGGATTCTATCAACCACCATCATTGAAAGTGAAAGGGTCAAGTCATGGAAACAGAGAAGGTACGATCCGCAGCAAGTAAGGTCGAACGTGCGAAAGAGGAACAATCGAGTTTTCGCAAGGCGATCCAGAATCTCTCCCCGAGCGGGGACACGATTTTTTCAAGTGCACCAACAAGGGGTTCTCTGGTTTGCCGGAGTACATCTGGCGATTGGTGTGCGCGCTCCTTGAGGACCATCTGAGGGTTCAGTTGGAGGAGGCTGAGGCCGCATACCGGCAGGCAATGACCGAGGCGATGAGCACCTAAGCGACTTGACCCTGCACGTCGGGGCCGGTTCTCGCCCGCGCCGGGCACTCTGGCCGGCCCCGGCAGGGCTTGAAAGGAGCCATAACCATGAAGATCATTCGACTCACGGCAAGCAATTTCAAGCGACTGGTCGCGGTCGAGATCAAGCCGGACGGCCACGTCGTTACGATCACGGGCAAGAACGGCGCGGGCAAGTCCTGCGTCCTGGACGCGATTCCCGCCGCGCTCGGCGGCAAGGCGGCGTCCCCGAAGAAGCCGATCCGCGACGGGGAGACGAAGGCCGTCGTCGTCTTGGAGACGGAGAAGTACGTCATCACTCGCCAGTTCACCGGCGCGGGCTCCCACCTGGAGGTCACTACCGCGCAGGGCTACAAGGTGTCTTCCCCACAGGCGCTGCTTAACACATTCGTCGGCGACATCGCCTTTGATCCCCTGGCCTTCATCCGCCAGACGGAGAAGCAGCAGCGGCAGATATTGATCGAGCTGCTCGGTGTGGACCTGGGCGCGCATGACGCCGAGATCGAAAAGTGCCGGTCGTACCGCGCCGAGCTGCTCGCGGAGAAGAAACGTCGTAGTGACGAACTGGCGCAACTGAGGAAGTACCCGGATGCGCCAGCCGAGGAGGTCTCCGTCGCCGAGATCGCCGAACAGTTGCGGCGGGTCGATGCGCACAACACCACACGCGGACAACTCACGGCATCCCTGGATGCTATGGTTGCCAAGCAGCGGGATCTCCTGGCCGAACTGGTCAGCCTGGAGAAGAAGATCGCCCAAGCGAAGGACACGCTGGCCGACACCCCACAGCAGGACCCGAGCGACCTGCGACAGCGACTGGCGACCGCGGAGGATGATAACCGCTGTGTCCGGGCCAACCGACGGTATGACGAAGTGGCCGCCCTGGTCGAGCAGTGTACGGGCTTGATCCGCGAGTCGCACGAGTCCCTGGAGGCGGCGGAGGCGGCCAAGGCGGGGGCCCTGGCCCAGATGAAGATGCCGGTGGACGGACTGACCGTCACGGACGATGGGGTGGCCTACGACGGCATCCCCCTGGCGCAGGTCAACCACGCCAAGCAACTGGAGATCAGCATGGCCATTCAGATGGCCCTGAACCCGACCCTCCGCGTCATGCTCATCGACGGGAACGCCCTCGACACGGAGACAAAGCAGAGGATCGAGCAGATGGCGGTCGGGCAAGACTATCAGCTGTGGGTGGAGCAGACGGACGAAAGCGGCAAGATCGGCGTCGTGATCGAAGACGGCAGCGTTCGAGCCGGATTGTGAGATAGTGACATGGCAACGTTGCATTGGTTCTGTTCCGCATGTAGACGATCCAACGAGCGTCGGGGCTTGGAACCGGTGCAGACGCACATTGAGTTGCGATGCCCGGGCTGCCGTCAACTGCACGAAATCGATATCCATTGGGGCGTCCACCGAGAGTACACCCCGCGCGCCGCCAGCGTGAAACTCAAGCGAAAGTGAGGAAACGCCATGAAAACCGAGATCGACAGACAACTGGACCGCGAGCGCCACGACCAGGATCGTGAGGGGCGCAAGGCCGAGGCCATCGCCGTTGACGCCGGGTTGAATCCCTGCCCAACCTGCGGCGAGGACGTGTCGGCCGAGGAGATCGAGCACTGCGCGCAGTGCGGGCGTCCCGGCTGCTCCAAATGCCTGAGCGTGCGCCGCTACATGGATGGCCGGTTTTGTGATGACGATTGTACCTGCCGTTACTACTGGGGCGTGACCTATGGCGAGATCAAGGACCGATTCCTCAGCATCCTCATGGGCGACGGCTACTGGCCGAACGAGAACCCGCATGAGGTCGAGACTGAGGATGGGCTCGCGATGCAGGTGGACTTCACCTCGAGCGACAGGCCGATGATCCGCGTGCAACTGCTCAGCAGAAAGGCGGGCTAATCAATGGGCAACATGGGCGATATGTTCCGCCGAATGAGGGAAAAGCGCGAGCAGCGCAAGGGGCAGCGGGCGTTCCGCGCGATAGCGACCTGCCCCATGGCTCGCAGACTCGCATTCGCCGAGAAGCACGAGTTGGTCTTGAATCAATGTGTTCCTGGCAGCCATTATCAACTTCGAGTCTATGGAACGGGAGTCTACGATTCCGGCATGTTTCGGTGGTGCTACAACCTGTACCCGATCACCCAGCGAATCTATATCGACCCGAAGCATCGCGGGCCGCGCCTCAAAGTGCCGAGGCCCTGGGGCCTGCTCGATGTGGTCCACGCGGCGATCCAAGCGAAACGAGAAAGCGAGGTGACACCATGACCCTGACGGCGACACAAATCACGGAGCGGCAAAAGAACATCGGGGCATCGGACGTGGCGGCGATCCTGGGCCTATCGCCCTGGGTGAGCGCCTACGATCTGTGGCTGGAAAAGACCGGCAAGGTCGAGCCTCGCGAGGACACGGAGTTGACGAAGGCCGGGCGAATCTTCGAGGACGCGGTCTTGACCTACGCCGAGGAGGAATTGGGGAGACTCGACCGCCGAGGCACGGAGCGGCGGATTGAGGGCACGCCGATCTTGGTCCACTGTGACGCCCTGGTGTTCGCCAGTCGCGAACCGGTCGAGTGCAAGACGACCGGCTTGGGCGGCTGGGTGCCCGAAGATTGGGGCGAGTCCGGCACTGACGAGGTGCCCCACCGGGTCCTGATTCAGGCCATAACGCAGGCGCGGGCCTGCGAGCGAGACGTGTGTCACGTCCCCGCCTTCATCACCGGACGGGGCTTTAGCCTGTTCACTATCGGCCACAGCCGGGAACTGAGCGACATTATCATCGAGAAGGTCTTGGCCTTCTGGAACGGCTACGTCCTGAAAGACACGCCGCCGGAAGATTCAAGTCCTCACACGGAGTACCTGAAGCGCCGCATCCGCCAACTCGACAAGACCGTACCGCTGGACCCGGACGTCGTGGCCGCCGCCATCGCTGCTCAGACGACAGCTCGGGAAGCGGACAAGGCCAAAGAAGCGGCGATGAACAATCTCATCGTCGCTCTGGGCGACGCCGAGGCCGGGCAGTATCCGGCCCTGACCCTGCCGGACGGCACGAAGGCCCCGGCGGGCGTGTTTACCTACAAGATCGAAACGCGAAAGGGGTACGTCGTGGAACCCACCGAGTTCCGGATGCCCCGATTCAAGAAAGGACAATGACTCTATGGAAACGCCAACCCAAGAACGAACAGAAAAAGAGCAGCAGGGGAACGGCAATGGGGTGACCTTACCGAAGAACCCCATCGCCCCACAAGGCCAGTTTGCGATGTCGCCGCGGGGGTTCGACCCGCGGAACATTGAGGAGGCGTACTGGTACGCCCGCCGGCTGGCCAATACGAAATTGGTCCCGGAACGATGGCAGGGCCAGGTCGATGACTGCTTTATCGCCATCGACATGGCTCTCCGCTTGCGAGTGCATCCCATCGCCTTCCTCCAGGGCTCCTACGTCGTTTATGGCCAGCCGGGCATGGAGGCGAAGTTGGTAATCACGCTCCTGAATCAATCCGGCTTGTTCACGGACCCACTCGACTACGAGGTCGTGGGCAAGGACCCGTCCAAGGACGATTACGCGGTCCGCGCCTTCGCCACTCGCAAGAGCACCAGCAAGGTCCTCTACGGCCCCTGGATCACGTGGAAGGTCGTCCGGGGTGAGGAATGGGACAAGAAGAAAGGCTCCAAGTGGCTGACCATTCCGGAGTTGATGTTTACCTATCGGGCCGCTGCTTGGTTCGCGAGTATGCACTGCCCCGAGATCAAAATGGGCATGTTGACGACCGACGAGTTGGAGGACCTCGGGGAGCGGCACGCTGTGGCGTCCCACGAAGTCAAGTTGGGCGCGGCCGCCGTCCTGGAGAAGCTCAGCGGCACACCGGCCGAGACGCCGGAGGAACCGCCCATCACCGCGCCTGCGCCCGAGCCGACCGTCGAGCCCGAAAAACTCGGCGCGTACACCTGCCAGGATTGCGGGCAGACCTTCGACAACCCGGTCCCGTGCCACAAGGGCAAGAACAAGGGCAAGTCCCACTGCCCGGATCTGGAGTGCGGTTCCTTCAACATCATTCGGACGGAGCTGCTCGGCATCCCGGAGCCGGACCCGTCGATCACGGAGCCGGACGTCGAGCCCGAACCGTCGGACCCTACGACGGCCGAGCCCGCCGAGCCGGCAACCGGACCCGCCGGCGACGCTATCGAGTCACCGCCTGCCGGTTCACCGCCGCCGCCTACTGACGATCCGATGTTCCAGTGCCTGAACAAGGGCCACAAGTTCCCTCTCAGCCAGGCGAAGCCGTCCGCAGGTACGCAGTGGGGACTCTGCCCGGTGTGCCTGACCAAGAAGATCCAGCCTCTCGGCGGTTGACGAGCAGGCGTTTCCGAATGGCCCGGTCGGTGACGCCGTGACGCCGGCCGGGCCTGAGTGAAGGGAGTCACCCATGCAAGAGCCTGACGGCAGAATGACGAAAATCAACGCCGAGCAGTTCGAGAAATTCCTCGCCGGCGGCCATCGCAACGTCGTGACCGTCGGCGACGTCTTCCGCGTGCGGAGTTGCCACTTCATGGTCGAGACGATCAGCGACTTCGGGATCTCCGCGCGGGGAATCAGCGAGCGCGACTACGTCGCGGCCCTGGAGGGCGACTCCAGCCGGAAGGTCGAGGCCGCCTTCGCGCGGATGCGAATGGCCAACCGCGAGCGCAATCAACCCTGCCCCTGTGGCAGCGGCAAGAAGTACAAGAAGTGCTGTGGGAGGTCCTGACATGGTCCTGACGAACCTGCCCACCGGCCGGCTGACCAACGAGGAGTACCGCCGGAGTCGCGGCACGGATCGCCCCCTCTGCGGCACGACGGACCAACGCAAGGCGCGATGGCAGAAGCTCTACGCTACGGAGATCGAGCTGGGCCGGGCCCTGCGCAAACGTCACGGCCACAGTTGGAAGTGGCATCGCGACGTTCTGGACGACGAAGATGAGGATTGACCCATGAAGTACTGCTACGAAAGACACGCGTTCCGGGCCGACTCTCTGCGGATGATCGAGCAGGCGGAGGCGATCATGGATGAGTACGCCGCTGAGGGCTTCGACCTCACCTTGCGACAACTCTACTACCAGTTCGTCGCGCGCGGCTTGCTCGTGAATACCGAGCGGAATTACAAGCAGCTCGGAAGCGTGGTCAGTAAGGCCCGACTTGCTGGCCTACTCCACTGGAACCTGATGGTGGACCGGACGCGCGAAGTCCGGCAACTATCCCATTGGGACGGCCCGGCTGACATCGTCCGCACGTGCGCCGAGGAGTATCGCATCGACGTCCGGGCGGACCAACCCTACTACATCGAGGTGTGGGTCGAGAAGGATGCGCTCGCTGGCGTGGTCGTGCCTCTGTGCCAAGAGTTGGATGTTGCCTGCTTGGTCTGTCGCGGCTTCGTGTCTCAGTCGGCCCTGTGGCAGGGGGCGCTGCGGTTCGGACACCGACGGTCGCAGGATTGCGTCCTGGTATACTTGGGCGATCACGACCCCTCCGGCATCGATATGACGCGAGACATTCGCGAGCGTCTCAATCTAACCTTCGGCACGAGGGTGGACGTTCAGCGTATCGCGTTGACCATGGAACAGATCGAGGAGTACTCGCCGCCGCCGAACCCGGCGAAGATTACCGATAGCCGCTACGCAAGCTACGTTCAGGAGTATGGCGACGACTGCTGGGAACTGGACGCCCTCGATCCACGGACCCTGCGCAACACGATTCTGGCGGCCATTTTGCCCTTGACGAACCTGGCCAAGCTCAAGGCGCAAGAACGTAAGCAGCGCGCGGGCCGCAAGCAGTTGGCGGGAATCGCGGAGCGGCTCGAAGAAGACCCGAAGTGGAAACCCTGAAAGGAGTCGATATGAACGTGCCTGAAAACCCCTACCAGCAGCGGCGGAACGATGACCCGATGGTCGCGGCCGTCGGCCTGACCCGGGCCCCGGATGGCCCCTGCGTCGAGATCATGGGCGACGGACGGCCGGTGAGCCGGCAAAACTCGGCCAGGGACTTGCTCCACCAGCAGGCGGAGGATGAACTGCCTGGCGAGCCGAAGGAGCCGCCGCGAGAGACCGATTTGGTGAGCCTCGCCAGACTCTCGGGCCAACTCGGCATCAGCTTCTCGTGGCTGAAACGAGAGGCCCTCCACGGGCGAATCCCCTGCCTTCGGGCGGGCCGGCAATACCTGTTCAACCTGACGGCGGTGCGGCGCGCGATCGCCGGGCAGGCTGCCATTTCCTATCTCCAACCGCGCGCTGAAAGGAGTCACTGCTCGTGAGAACACCGATTGTGACATTCGCGACACTGACGATCCTGCTCCTCCTGCCGGGCTGCGCAGCCAACGAACGCGAGCAACTGTTGGCCTCACAGAAGCTCTTCGCGGCGACGGTCGATACGCTGACCCTCATGCGGCAAGCGGGCGACTTCGACGCGGCCCAGATCGAGCGGCTCAACATCATCATCCACCAGGGCGGGGACTTCCTCGCAACCTGGGAGTGGCGGGTCCTGGCGGGCCAACAGTCGCCAGGTGCCCGCGACCAATTCCAAACCATCCTGGAAGCCCTCCAGGAGTACCACAGAAAGGAGGTCGAGCCAAATGAGCCAAATGAGTGATTTTGAGAAAGGGATGCTGCTCCTCGCCTGGGCGTTCAAGATGCTGGAGTTGGCGAGGCGCGCGCTGAGCGGGAACCCTGTCACCGACGAGGAAATCAAGTCGGCTGGCACGGAGGTCTCCGATAGCATCGGCCGCTGGGATGCGGCCGGACAATAACTGATTCGCGGCCCGCAGAAACTTGGCGACTGCAAGCACTGACACACTCTGGCGAACCGGGGGCGCGGCGGCGTAGCCGCGCTCCGCGGGCCGCTTCGCAAGGAAGCAAGCAAGAGAAAGGAGTCTTACCATGTTGAAGTACGTGTACCTCTGCCTGGAGCTGGTGACCAAAATCGCGAAGGACGGCACGCCGTTCGCCAAGGGCTTGGCGATCCGTGTGACCGACACGATCCTCGACTATTTCGAGGAGTACGCCAGCGCCACCGAAACCACCATTGACGACGAACTGCTCAAGCTGATCCGCAGGAAG